AGTATGATAAGGCATAAACAAAAGAGTAACTTAATATATTCTAAACGCAGTCTGCCCTAATGTCTCAGGTTTCGCCAAATTAAATTGTTGCAGACAAAGATAACCAAAAGCATCAAACGCATGATCCACACCCAGATTCTTATTAGGTAAACCAGTATTAGGTGCATAAGTTAAAGTCCTAAGTGCTTTTATCAATTCTTTACAACGAGGGTGTATAAGCGTCCTCCTATCGCCATTAGCATCAAACAGGGCAGTATTGACAGCAGTGATCTTATCTCTGATCTTCCAGGGGCTTCTAGGACTCATAACAGTAAATCCGCTACGTCTTAGTATCGTATGATCCGTTACACCAACTCCAGAAGTCTTTCTTGCGCTTCCAGTAGGGTCTGGACAAGCAATAATTCTACGGTCAACTCCATACCTTCTCGTAACTTCTTCTGCAAAGTCCCATGTAGTAGCACCTCCTGTCAGCATGATCTCATCAAAAACGTACAAAGTATCGTTATGTTTCACAGCACAGATTCCTGCCATCGGATCTACGTTAAAATCCAGCCCAATTAACAAGGGAAGCATGTGTAAATCTGCCACCTCCTTATCAATATTCTCATCAGCAAAGCTAACAGCAACTAATCCAGTAAGATTTTCAAAACTGGCCTCAAACTCCTGTCTAAACGTCCTCGCATCTAATTGACTCCTAGCAGCTTCAACCTCCTCTTCCTTTACATTACCCCCCTCAATAGTTGTAAAACTCCATCTTTGCCAATCATCCCATTCCTGTTCACCACAAAAACACCACATATCATAAAACCAACTCGCAGTTCCATCAGGAGTAGAAATAAACAATGCCCAACCCTGTTTATCAGCCAATGCAGGTCTTATAACTTCAGCCCAAACGTCCCTATCCATAAATGCTGCCTCATCCAATACAACACCAGCAAGACTTCTACCTCTCAATGCCATAGCATTTTCAGTTCCCTTCAATTCAATACTTGATCCATTAATCAAATCCAGTCTCAAATCTGTCTCATTCTTACTTTTAACCCAAGTTCTCGGCGTTAACCTCTTCAATTCCTTCCATGCAATATCCTTCGCCATCCTATAAGTTGGTGCACAATAGAAATAAACCTCATTCGGCCTATTAATTGCCCCTCTCAACAGTTCTATACAAGAAAGGTATGACTTTCCAAATCTTCTACCCGCAACAAGCACCCTAAATCTCTTATCACTATTAAATACCTCCCCCTGTGCATACCTTAAACTTATCTCATTCTTTTTTTCACCGCTAACAACCATAAAATTTACAAAAAATACAACTCATACCCCTCCTTTATAGCCTATTTACATACTTTTAAGTTATCATTCACTTAAATACATCCAAAAATACCGTGGTTTCATCTACATTTCCTGCCGATCAACCATTAGAAGAATCTAAACCTAAAAGAAATATCAACTTCCGTGCCCGTACCTCTTGCCATAACGTACAACTTCGCTCCCAACGCCTATATTCCCGCCAGCTAGAAGGTAAAACAACTCGTGCTCTAGTTCTAGAACATTCAAAAATAGAAGGCATCTCAGAAGTAACAGCTTGGCAAGACTGGAAAAAAGTTAAACAGTGGAATAAAGAAGATTGGGAAAAAGATAGAGAAACTCTTCTACCTCGCCTTCAAGCTATGAGAATCCGCCTCTTCAACAAAGCAGTCAAAAAAGGTCAGCTTCAAACCGCAGCACAAATATTAGACAGTCTCGGTAAAGTAATAGGCGAATCAGTAGAAACAGTAAACATTCAAGCTCCAGAACTTTCCATAAAGGTTGAACCAAAAAATTAACTGAAATATATTTAAGTTGCCCGTGTGTATATATTGCGCAAAAAATTTTGCAACTAGTCCCCCTAGCTACAAAATAATTTAATTTTTAAGATAGCTAGAAGACGCTATACGGTTAGTTTAATACTGTCTAATGTTCTAGCTTCCTTGCGTGGTTCTAGCTCTACAAATCCTTCATAAAGATCAATAACAATTGATAAATAAATTTCAAAAGTTTTTTCTGATACTGTAGGAATCTCATTAATAAAATAATACTTAGAATTTTTTAATAACTCTAATAAATTTTTAGAAATAATTTTTAAATCATCTTGACTGAATACAGTACTAGCCCAACCGCTAGTATAATTTAATTTCTTATCTAGTAGCTCTTGTAGCTCTTGTAGTGTGATTGTATCTAAATTAATCATTTGTAAGATTTAACTATTAATATAATAAACTAATATCATTTATATAGCTAGTAAATATGATACAAGTATAAGTATATTATTTTGATATACAAATAAGTTTATATTTGATATAATAATAATAAGCCTAGTTATCTTTTATTTATTACTTAAGACTATTTTTAATTCTAGCAGTAGTATTATTTACTATTCATAGATATTATTCTCAAGTAAAAATATTTTACTAGATCACTATCGCTTTACACAATAAAATCTTACAACCCTTTTATCATGACTCGTTTATTTTTAGGAATCATTATTTGTTTTCTAGCATCAAGTTTATTTAACGATAGACCGTTACAGAATGTACAAATAGAGAATGGAAACCAAGTTAAGGAGTTAAAGATATGAGATTAGAAACAGACAGAGAGAGAACATTATTCAACTCTTTTGTGAGGGTTAGTGATGACAATTCGAAATTATTTCAAGAAAATTTAGAATTAAAAGAAGAAATAAAGAAATTAAAATTAAAAATGGAGAATGATAATAAATTGTATAAATTGCAATTAGAACAAATAAAAGTAAATTAATTAATTTATTAAAAACTCAAATCTTATTAAAAAAATTATTATGTACACAGTATTTGTCAGAAATTGGTGGAAAAATAACCCATCATGGCCGAATGGATTAGAACCTGACCCAAGTGCTAAAAAAACAAAACTAGCAACTTTTGAGACTCAAGAAGAATGTATTGAATATTGCAAAGAATATAATCGAACCCATAAAGCTGGAAGATTATCAAGAAAAGCAGAATTTACGCAATATTGGTAAAATGAATATATCAAAAATAATTTTCAAACAAAATAATAAAACTTTTGAAATAAATAAAAGTTTTTATTATAAATATGAAACTAAGTATTTTGGTAAAATTCTTATAAGCCAAAAAAGGTTTAAAAGATTTTATTCTAATTGGGAACTTAAATTAAAAAAAGGTTTAAAGCCTGATTATATGATTTTAGTTATGAATGTTTTAATCATAAGAATGAATTGATTGAGAAAGATTTTAATTTTTATAAGTTTATAACAGTTAAGAATATGAAATTACAAGGAATAAAAAATATTTTAGATAGTCAAGTAATAAATGAATTAAGCATGGAGCTTTTAATCAAATGAAGAAAGACAGTATTTTTTTTAAAAAAGACATTAAAGGTATGGTTATTAAGACTAAATACCTACCTTATCAAAACAAAAGGGATGCGATGGCAAAAGCAAGCCACAAAAGAGACAGTAATAAGACTTATAGTAAAAGTATTAGATGGAATAGCGATATAGATGCAATAGATAATTATTATAATGCTTGCTTAGCATTGATTAAAGAGTGGGAACTAAAAGAATATAACGATAACCTGGAAGTGTTAGCAATAGGTTACGATCACGATTATCATTATTTTATTGTTAATAAAAAAGAATTTTAAGAGACTTAAAAAAGTCTCTTTTTTTATGTTTTATTAATAAATAACTTGCAATATAAACTAATATACTGATATAATTCTAATAGTTTATACTTCAAATCTTAACCATGAATGAATTAAAGCCTATTAAAGGCCAAAAATCAAAAACAAAGCCTATGAATGAAATGATATTTCAATCAATCATGGGTGAATATCTAATAGATCCTACTGAATACTATGAGAATCAAGGTATTGAAAAAGCATACGCTATGAATGACGAAGCGGGTTTAAGACGTATTTTAGAAAGTGAGTATTAATTATGAATTGGACATTAAAAGCTAATCAAAAGTACTGGAATAAAGCATACCAGAAATATGCTCTTGAAAGTGGTTTATCTTTTAAAGACTTAAGTAATTACATTAAAGTGAATCCTTTTGTAGCAGTAGCTATAGAAGATAGAGCTATTGAATTTTTAAATCAAAGGAAATTATGACTATTAAAACTCAAAAGATAGCATTAATAAATTCTTTATTGAATTTATATAGTGCAACTAACAATGAAACAACTAACAAGTATTACCATGATTCAATAAATTTTTGTATTGGATTAACAAGTGAAGAAGCTACATCATGCCATGAGATAGCTGAAAGATTATACATGAGAGGTAAAAGAAGCTATGAATCTTAAATTACAAGAAAAAGATGCAAGTGCATTATTTTTAGCACTTGATGAGATAGTTAATTTTGATTTATATAAAGATAATTTATTTAATCAGAATGAAAGAGAATCTATCTTAGATATATATAAACAAGTAAAAAAATATAATCCATATCATTTAAAAGATAACCCTAGATATATAGGTAGAAAATGAATAAATTAACTAACAAAGAAGCCTATGAAATTATCAGAGATAATACTAACTGGGCATGGGTATACCCACAAGACGTTAAGTTTAAATATGGGTGGATATTTCATCGAACAAGAGATTGTTTAGATGGAGAATACCATAAGTGCAAAGATGCTATTGATTGCTATGCAACTGATAGTCTTTATTCTTATGAACATACTGGTTGCCAATTAGAAAATTTTGAATGTTGCAACTTTGATGAAAGTCCATTTAAAGCGAAAAATGAAGAAACAGTTATTAAAACTATTAATAACTTAAATAAAAGTTATTACAGATATAAAACTGATAGATTTATAGAGGATATTTATGGATTAGTTTATGGTGGTTTAGGTAGTGATGCTGTAAAAAAATATTCAAGAAAGG